CTTGGACGGCTTGCTCAATTGCTGATCGCCGCCGTGGCGATTTGGCGGTGTACTTGAGCTGCTGATTGATGAGTGAGTTGAAGATGGGGACATGTGATGTGATTGCTTGCAATCCAAGGCACACTCCTCTAACATGGCTGGCTTTGTTGCGTTCACCAAGCTTGTGCACTGTGATGAACATTTTGAGGAAGGCCTTGAAAGTAGGCGCTGGAAAATAGTCCCATTTAGACCTGTGTAGGGGGTAGAATGCGTTGCTGCAAAACCGGCAATCTTCGACGTCGTGACCGGCTTTGAGCTTGGGGACGAATCCACCGTCAATGTATGATTGTTTGATTGCTGAATGAGTCGCAGGCGGTGCCCAGCCAAACATGTCGTCGCCACGGACCATGACTGCAAATTGTCCAGGCTTGAGTCCAGCTTTTCTACAACCTTCAAGAAACATTGTGAGATTGGTGAGCGTGTTGGTGATCGTAGTGTTTGGAGCGCCAGTTGCGAGTCGGGCCGGGAGCTTGGCGGTAATCCCATGTCTGGATCGGTATTTTTGTCGTTTGAGCTGGGTTCGTAAAATTCTGGCTGGCTCACCGACAAGACCGAAGCGCTCGAAGAGGTCAAATGTGAAGCCAAGGCTTGCCTGGCTTTGGCAAAGGTCGTTTTTCGAGAGATCAATTTCGATGTGAAATGTTGGACCAAACTTGCGCTCATTGATAGTGAAGAAAGTAGCGACATCTTCAGCCGTAGAGCCGCACTCGAACAAAACACTCTCATCCGATTGGTCATGCAAATAATGGCAGAGCGAATGGAGGAACGGGCCATATGCTGCTTTATGGATCGGGTCAATGGCAACAATATTGCGCGGCTTAACCGGGTCAAGAAATTCGAATGTACCAAACGTCGACCAGATTTTGACTTCCCTCTTAGTGCCCACAGAGTTCGTCGTAAGATCGGAATCGGTATAGAGCTCAGCGTCAAGCCTGACCTTAGCGCGGAGTATTTCTGTGCGATTTTTGCTGCCAAAGCGCGCCACCCACTCATCCCAAGGTGTAGCAATGATGACATCTTGTGGCTCATAAAATCGCGAATAGTGCCAGCTGCGTTGACAATGAGCTTCTTTCCAGTACTGAAAAATTTCTGCTGACCTGGTGTCAAATGGTCGCTCACACAAGACACGAGTGATGAGGGAGGCGAGTTCGTCGGCTGCACAGGCTTGGGAGATGTGGGCACAGAAGCCGAGAGGCACTGGGCCGGCGATGTCGGCACCGAAGTTCGATCCACTGGCGAGATCTCGCGTGGTCCAGAGGGCGCAGTCGAGGCCGAGCTCTGGGAATTGACCATCGAAGATTCCAGAACGG